GTCGGACCTGAGAGTTTTAACCCTTCAGGCTTTCGTTGTTGGTGAGGAGCCCCTTGCCGGGGGCCCCTCCCGTTTGTGTTTGAGGGCCGCTTTAGCGGCCCATGCCCCCCTTAAGGGGGGTTATACAAAGGGGGCAGGAATCCTCTTCCGAGCACTCCTGACCTCCTATGTATCCCAGCCTGGTGCGCGTTTGCGCTTCAGACCTGGTGACAGACACCATTCCTCAGCCTTCATTTCTCTTATGAGTAAATGGCTCAGGCTTGTTGTCTGGTATGAAAGGGCCCCAGAGGAGGCCATCACTTTCATTAAGGCTTATGCCACCCGATCTCGGGCGGCATGGGCCGCTGGACAGAACTGGCGCCCTACTAAGAGGGGTGTCCGTCTATCCATTTACCCAAAATGGGTTGAGGCTGAGATGACGCCTATGCGCCGTCTGCAGAGCTCCTTCATTGGAAGGGCTCTCCCAGTCGCCCCGCGCTCAATGGAGCACGCGGCACTGCAGTCTTGGCTTGCGGCAGTCACTGGACAATCTGTTGTCCTTAGTGCTGACCGTCGTGGGGCCTATGAGCGCTTTATGCGTCTCATGGCACCCAAGCGAATCCGAGAACGTGAGATCCGTACCGTTAATATAACGGGCGGGACCTCCTCCCTCGGATACACCCGGAAGGAAGGCGGCAAACTTGCCTACTTCCAACCGACCCTCGAGGCCATCCCACAGAATGAGATAACCCGAGGTAAGGCTGCTATACCCCCTTTGGAGTATATACGCCGTGTGTCCTCCCACTTCATCCATATGGATTATGATGAAGAGGACTCTGAACCTGTCGCCGTGTTTGAACCCGGCTTCAAGATAAGGATTGTCTCGCGCTCTGATCCCGTTCGGGTGATGCGCTCAGACATGATGCGGCGGAGGCTTTGGCCCCTGCTTCGAGTCTTCCGGTCGACGGCAATCCCCCTTGAGGGGGTGCCGGAGACCCTGGACTTTGATGTCCCGGAGGGACCCGTTTGGGTCTACTCCGCGGATATGTCGAAGGCGACAGACTTCCTTTCACATGATGTGTTGGATTTGTTCTGCCGAATCTTCGATATTGACCCTCGTCTTCTTATGAAGGGAACGGTCCTTGGCCAGCCGATGACACGTGGTACCCTTATGGGCATCCCAATGTCTTGGCTCGCTTTCTCCTGGATCCATTTGAGCTTATGCTGGGTCGTAGGAGCTTCACCGGCCTCCTTTGTTATAAAGGGGGACGACTTGATCGCGGTCTGGTCAGATGACCTTATCGCGGCGTACGAGGAGGCTGTCCAAAATGATTTGGGCATCTCCTTGAATAAGGATAAATCCCTTCGGTCTCGTCGCCGTGGCATATTTGCCGAGAAGGCGTACGAGATGCGTCGTCTGTCACGTACAAAGGTACGCCTCAGCCGTGTTCGTGAGGTCCTCTCCATTAAAGGAGTGGTCCACGCAGAGCCGGAGCGGCCGGATGAGCCGCCCGCCTTCCTGAAGGCCCCCGCCTATTTATGGGGGGAGGCCTTCCGTGTAAGCTGGCACACCCTCCGCAGTTTGCAGAGGATTGTGTTGCACAGCCATAGAGAGATTCCCGAGCCTTTTGGCTTGGTATGTCTCCCTCCTGAGCTTGGGGGGTTGGGGCTACTGCCTCCGAACCCTGATAAGCTCATACCTAGACATATTGATCGTGTGATCACTCATGTCCACGACGGACTTCACCCTTTGGTGAACTTCGCCAAGGTTCGGACTACCCTCACTAGGGGGTATCCCGAAGGTTCAGTCCAAAGATTCCTCTCCGATTTTATGGAGGGTTTCTACGAAAGGACTGTCTTTCGGCATGGTGTACCCGACATTGAGTCGGAGGACCTTGTCGTTGCCCGGAATGCATTTATGCTCCAGGGCTGTGCAATGGGCTTGAAACCTGCCGTACTTAAGTACGGGCCGTTCAGGCGTTGCCAGCGAGACGCTGCCTGGTATTACAGGTACTGTCTCGAAGAGGGCGTCTCATCTCGCGTTCGCGGATGGACGTACCGTACATCTCGGACCGCTTTAGCATATATGCATGCGGTCGATGTAGACCCGACCGGTTTCCCCACTTTTGGGGAACCGATCCGCTCCTCAATTGAGGAGTGGGAGCGGGTTGAGGACTTGTAGTCCTACATGCGCTCTAAGTCCCCGGTTCAGGCGTTAACGCCGCTGGCCTTGTCAGCCAGTCCCGGGAGAGACCTCTGGTTCGCTCTCTGATCGTAATCATTCGCAAACACCCG